GAACTGTCCAGTAGTTCCAGAGATAGCCGCTGTAGCTGTGCCGCCAATGACTGTGCCGTCTATGGTGCCACCGTTGATGTCTGCTGTAGTAGCGACCAGTGAGGTGATAGTACCTAAGCTAGTGATGTTAGGCTGTGCCGCTGTAAGCAATGTACCAGTGACGTTAGTGAACACACCAGTAGAAGGTGTAGTAGCACCAATGGTAGTACCGTCAATAGTACCTGCATTGATGTCTATAGTCGTAGGGTTGATACCTAGCTCGACAATAGCGCCACCTGCGTCTTTGGTGTATAGCTTCTTGTCAGCTACGTTTACAGCTAACTCGCCTTGTACTAGGTCGCCTGTAGCTGGGACTGCGGCACCTGTAGAACTGTTCTTAGTAGTAATCTGTGTCATATTATATTATCTCTCTTGTACGAGGAAGAAGGAGTCAATCTCGGAGGTAGCGTTAGCTGTGCCTGAATTATTGGCTACCTCAAAGTATACATAGTCGTTAGTGTCTAGCGATACGTTAGCTACGATAGTGAAGAAGCCTACGTCACGGCCTCCAGTTAGGTTGTTGATCTGTCTAGTCTGTGTGTATTCAGTAGAGAAAGTGGACGAACTATTATCCCACTTCCGCAGTCTCAGCGTATACACGTTATTAGCAGTGCCTACAATAGTCTTGTCTGCTACTACTGTGTACTCTCTAGGGCTATTACCTATGTGTCGCAACTGTCCGTTAGAGGGGCTGTCAAAGTGTTGTAGATCGGATGACGTTTGAGTACCTGCTAAAGTTACAAACACATCTACAGTGCTGATAACAGTTGCCACCTCAGTAGTCACAGTCTTGCGACCACCTGCAAAGGTATTATCTAAACCTTGATTGCCTATCCATGAAGATGATATAGATGCGGCTGTGATGTTAGGGAAGTAGTTGGAGTCGCTTGCGTCTGATACCCCTGCCCTTGTGAAGATAGCGCCTTGAACCTGTAACGTACTAGGGTTAGGGAAGTTAGCTTCTGCGAAATCAGCAAAGGAGGCAGATGCAGGAAGATCGACGTTAATGTCTGTGAGGAAACGACTCTGCATTACGAAGCCTACACCTGCTTTAAACAATGGCGTGGTCATACCTGCGGCTAAACTACGGACAATAGATGTAGTGATACGGTATCCACCTACCCAAGCACCTTTAAGTGTAAGCGTAGGCGTACCGCCAAAGCGACCAGAACCAATCTCTAACCCTTGCCTATAGTTATCAACAGTTCCTAAGCTAGTACAGTCCTCGTAGTTGACTCTGGCAAACTCAATAGCGTGAAAGCCGTTAGAATCTACAATGTCGTACACTTTCGAGTTAACGCCCGAAGTTGTCATCGTGTAGTCTTTACCTAGTACATCACCGCTACCGCCTACAGGCGATGTGAACATGGTGTAGTTGTCTGCGGTAGAGATCAGAATAGAAAGCCCTAGATCAAAACCAGCAATGTGTATACCGCCAGCAGGTATCTCAAGTGAGCGAGTACCCATGTCTACAGTACCATCAATGAAGTACTGTACTGTGCTATCTAGTGTTACAGGCCAGTCACTAACGGTTGAAATGAATACACGATTAGTAGCTAGTTCTAAGTTGGCTCTAGCAGTAGCTGTGTTTGCTAAGTCTGAGAGGTTGTTAGCGGCTAGTAAGTCACCAGTGCTAGTGCTTACGCCTGTGTCTTTCCATACAGTGCCTGTCCATACTAGGAGAGCGTCACTGGGGGTGTCGAAGTACATAGCTCCGACTAATAAGGTGTCACCGTCGTTATCAACTGTGGGTGCTGTACCTTTAGCGCCTAAGTATCTATCATCAAAACTATCATAAGAAGCACTTGCAGAGATTGCAGATGCGTTTGCCTCGCTTGCTTTCGTCGTAGCTATCTGAGCTTGAGCCGTTACAGCAGTAAGAGTAGCGTCTGAGTTACTATCACCTGCCCCACCTGTACCTCGAAATATAGCCATCAATAGTCACCACGAAAGAAAGAGAAAAGAAAGGGGACTCCGAAGAATCCCCAGTTTACTACAGTGTTACTTAACCGTTTACAGCGATCAACAATCCACTTTCTGGACGGATAACCTGAGTACCATATACACAGTCAGCAGTGTACAAAGTTCCTAAGAACTCTTGCTTGTACTGAGTCTGGCTACGTACAGCTTTTTGCTCAGCTAGAATCATAGCTTCTTTGTGGAACATCATAGCGCCACGAACAGATTCTCCAGTGTTAGCCGCGTTCTCGCCAATAGCTTCAAGAGTAGGACAGTTAGTAGAGATGTACAAGTCAGTACCGTAAAGGTTACCGATCTTACCATTAGCTACAACACCGCCAGATACGAAGTCGCTAGACACGTAACGGTCAATACCCATAAGAGTGTTACGAAGAACAGGAGGAACTACAAAGCTACGTCCGTCCATAGGTACGTCTTGGTCATCTAGAAGCTGGATAGCCGCTCGGAAGCCAGCATCAGTAAATGCATCGCCAGCAATCAAAGTATCGACTTCATACTCGGTCAGGCCAGTAGTTGCATCAACGTAGTGAGCCGCAGAAGTAGCATAAGCAGAACCGTTTCCGTCACCGAAAGACTTAGACAGATCAAACAGGTCAGAGTCGATTTGCTTTGCAAGGCCATAGCCAGCATCGCCAGTGTAGAAAGCACGTAGAGTAGAGTGAGCTTGTACGTCAGTGATATCTTCGATCATACGAGAGAACTCGAAGTGCTTGTTAATGCTTACGATTACTTCAGACTCAACATTGTTCTGAATAGTAACAGCAGTGTTAGCTACTTTAGCGTTAGCTGAACCGCGAGTAGGCTTAGGGATGTGAATGGTATCGCCTTTCTTGCCAGACATAGACATTTTCTTGACGAGAGGAGCTAGTACCAAGTTAGATTTGTAAGCGGCTACAACTTCGTCGCTCCAAATTTCTGGGATGAATGAAGCGGCTGAAGTGTTATCTACTGCTCCGCCTTGTGCTGGATATACTGAAGTTGCCATGATAATTTCCTTAAAGGTTTAGTTGGGGTTAGCGTACTCGGCCTTCCTGATATGCTTTCATAATCTCACCAGAGATACTTTGATATCTGTCAGGGTCGGTCTGCATAAGTTTAATAATGTCAGATCGTCGGTAGATTTGCTTAGAAGCTTTCTCACTAGAACCTTGTGCAGTTCCTGTAGACGCGCTCTTAAGCTTAGTCTTTCTAGCCTGTCTCTCCGCTTTATTAGTTTGTTGAACAGCACTCTTGCGTTCTTTCCAGTTACTGAATAACTCATTAGCTGAGTCGTAATCAAAACTTTGATCAGCTTGTGCGTATAGCTTCTGACGTATAGGACTTTCCATGACCCACTCACCAAAAGCTCTATCAGCTAAGATGGTGTCCATGTCTTTGTGTGTAGCCTTCAATGCGCTTAGTGCTTGCGCCTTCGTGCTTTCCTGTGTTACCTTACGTGCGTTAACTATTTCTGGATGGTTTGCAATAGCTCTGTTAACAGCGGCTTCGGGGTCAGTAAAGAAATCTACTTCTTCTTCTGGCTCTGTTGTTGCTGTGTTGGTGACAAGTTGTGCTTGAACGTATGTATCAAACTCTTTACGAAGAGTGCCTACTTCTTGACTTTGGCGACCCATCTGCTTCTCAGCTTCTTGGTGCATCCTAATCAGGTCTACAGCGGTCTTGCCCTTGTACTTCTCAGGCGTATCATCTTCTTCAACTGGGGTTGGCTCTGGCTCTTGCTCTGGTTCTGCCTCAGCTCCTAGTGTGTCGATACTGGTAATTTCTTCGTCTTCGTTTACTACTTCGTCGCGCTCGTCGTGTATCTGTGCCATTATTAAAGCTCCGTGGACTAAGCCATTATGGAGTAAAATGTAAGGAGAGGGTCTGTTAAGAGTTACCTTTCCGCTCTAGTGCTATCTTCTGTTCACGTCGCTTAGTCCACTTCCTAGTCGCCTTCCATGACGTACCGTTAATGGGGTCTAAGCCTACCTTCACAGGAGATAGAATCTTCTTAGCTGTCTTGTCACAAGTAAGACAGTTTAATTCTTTAGTGTCTACGTTAGCCATGCGTTCGTGAACATGGCCGTCAGGACATTGAAAGTCAAATAATAAAGCCATTACTCTTCCGTCTCTTCCTCAGCTTCATCAGCTAGGGCGTTGTCGTGAGCTGTCCTTATTGAAGTTTCAAAGTTAATAATGTGAGCCATGACGTTCAGTTGTCCTTTACGGAACAGGAGATCGTCGCTATCTTTAGTAAGCTCTACAGAGTTTATGTTAACTGCGTCAGCTTTGATGTCAGATACTAAGGTCTTCCAACCTTCGGTAGCTACAAGACTGTATACGTCGTTAAAGTATTTCTCTAGTTGTGCGTCCTTCATACTATTACCCTCTTAGTAATCGTTAATGTCTGTACAGTATAACATAGTTCTCTTTAGAAGTCAAGAACTATTTTGCTTTCTTTTCTTTGCTGTAGTCAGGCCACTTAATAGCGTCCCAGTTCTTATCAATTCTCTTCTTATCTTCGTTGCGTCGGTCACTGCCTTTACCTGCGTCACTCGTCTTCTTCATACAAATAATACCTCAGTCTTGCTGTAGTAGATTAAAGCGCCATTCTTGTATACCAACCAGAGGTCGTAGGAGGCTCTGTAAACAGCGTAGTAGTGACCATGTACCTCGGTATAGGCTGTAGGCTTTAAGTCGCTTACGCAGTTAATGTAAGCCTCCTGTAGTATAGTGTAGTCTTCACACTGGGAATGCGCCACCGAACTCCCTAGTAACAGGAGTCCGATGAGGATTGCTTTCACTTCTTAGCCTTCGGTGCTGGTGCTTCCAGTTCCTTGACTTTCTTTTGTAGCTCAGCGATGTCCTTGTTAAGTGCGTCGAAACGTCCGTTGATCTGGTCTACTACTGCTTGTAAGTCTCTGCTTGAAATCATTACATCATTCCTCTTGGTGGTAGTTGTGGTGTTGGTTGTGGAGCTTGTGGAGCTTGCGGAGCTTGTGGTGGCTTAGGTGCGCCCTTTGGCTGTAACTTGTGTCCTTCGTTAGAGGCTACGGCTCTCTCGTTTAACTTGAGTTTACCTGCGTCTAGCTTAAGTTTACCTAGCTTTAACCTTCTATCGAACTCTGCGGCATCTTCTCTGCCTTCGTTAAGATCACTGGTCATAGCTCTCATACGATTAGTCTCAGCTTCAATCGGAACCATCCCTGCTTCAGCTAAGGCCTTCTCTGCTCTAGCGTTGTCGTATCCAGCCTGTGCAGTAAGAGCGGCAGTCTGACTAGCCTTGAACTCCATATCTGCTTGCTGTGCGGCTTGCTGAGCTTGTTGTGCGGCTTGCTGAGCTTGTGGGTCAGGTGTAGACATTGCTTCTAACTGTGTCATTAACTCTTCACGGTTAGACAGGCTCATGTTGTCAATGATAGAACTGATAATCATGTTGTACTGTGGAGACTCTGGACTCATCGTTTGCAACAACTGAACTAGCTGGCTTACTTCATACTCTCTAGCAACAACGCCTAAAGAACTAGAAGCTACAAAGTCGTAGTCACCTACAGGGTATATCTCTGGTTCAAACTGCATGTAACGCCAAGCGGCCTTCTGAATGAAAGGTATAAGGAAAGACTCTTGGAAGTTAATAAGTGTTCGCTTGTGTCTCTTAATAAGAGCGCCTAGAGACATAGACATACCTGCCGCTGTAGCTTCTCCGTTAATAGAGCCTGATACACCAGCACTGTCTACTGCGCCTGTAGAAGACTGTACCATGCGTTGTAAGGCATCTGCTTGTGCAAAGGTAACTTGAGATACGTTACCAAAGTTAAAGGGCTGTAGAACCTCGGCAGGGTTGCCGTTGGTCATTATGATTTTTCCTGGTCTGATCTCAGGCTTAGACCCTCTAGGCATACGTGAAGCATCCATAGCCATCATAGGGTGGATAGTCAATGCGAGAGCGTCTATTCTAGCGCGTAGTTCTGCGTCTAACGCCTTCTGACTGTTGTACCCTTTCTCACATACACCTCTGCCCCAGAAGCGGCTAGGGACACTATCCCATGCGAATGCTACGACTGGTCGATCTGCCATCATGTAAGGAGATGGTTCAGCTTTTAAAAGGATACCGTTGTTAGCAATGATAACGACAGCTTCTACTAACTCGCTGTGATCATCTTCAGCAGTGTCAGCACCGAAGTCTGTAATCTCTTCAGCTTCTTCCTCAGACATAGCGGCATCTAACAACCTACGTGGTACAAGTCCGAAGTACTTAGTAAGACGTACCTTATCATCTTGGTATATAGCGCCTAAGTCTTTATCAGCTTCTATGTTAAAGTCAGAAGAGGCTTCACCAACTTCTACGTCACGATAGATACCGTCTTCAATACCTTGATCAATAGTGTGCATAGGTACAAAACGATCTACAGCACAGCCTAAAGCTTCTTCAATAGAACGAGCTAGGGGGTCTATAAGGAAGTTCTGAGGCATAACAGGTAGGAACTTAACACAAGTCCTATCCACAATCTCTACGCCTACAGCAGTCATATCACCACCCATTACAGGCTGTGTCGCTGGTTTCATATCCTTAACAGTATCCATCACAACTTCACCGATACCTGTACCGAAGATAGCCGCGTTAAGCATAGACTCTGCAATGCCTTTACGTACTTTATTCTTAACAAAAGACACACGAAGCATTTCACGTAGGTTAGTAATATCTGTGCTATCTTGATCAGCGGCATCGTCTTTAATATCAAACCAAAGCCCACGACCAAAGGTAGCTTCCTCTACTTCAGCTACAGAAGATTCAACTGCTTGTTGTAGGGCAGGTGCAATAATCTTAGATCGTTCTGAGCCTCTTGTCTTGTCCTCTTCTGCCCACACACCACGCCATAGGCGGTAGTATTCGTCATGCTTCTCTTGATAGTTAGCAGTGTAATGGTCACGCCATGCGTCACACTTAGTCATTACCCAACCTTCAAGAGTCTCAAATGTACCCAAACCTTCGTCGTTATCTATCATTCTTAGTATCCTGTGAGTGTGTCCATTGGTTGATAATCTTCTTCTTCGTAGTCTATTGCGTATGCTATTGTAGCTAACTGGTCTATATAAGCTAAGGAGTCTATCAAGTCATCGTGTACCATATTGTTAGGGAACTGAAACAACTCATCTAAGAAGGGAGCATTCCACTCTCCTACGTTAAGCTCTATAGTCCCATGCTCAAACCTACCTTGCAAAGCCCATACTATTCTATCTATCTTTCTCTTGTTACCGTGTGTCAGTTCCTCAATACGGAAGAACCTCTGGTGTTGTTTCATAAGGTCGTTAAGGTAAGGGGCTACTGCGTTCTTAAGAGCGCCCTTCTCAATACCTAAAGCTACTGGTCTATACTTCTCATTAGCTTGGAATATCTTTCTAGCTGTCTCTTTAACTCCCCACCTACCGTGGATAATCTCTGCAACCCACCAACCATTCTCGCTTGCTTTAACCACACTGATAGCTGTAGAGTCCAGTCGGTGATTCTTAGTCTGAGACTTTCCAGCTTCAGAAAAACCAGCCAAGTCAACAGCGATATAGAAAGAACCAATAGCGGGTTCCTCTTTATTAAACTTAACAAACTCTTCTTTAAACAAGTCACTGCCTTGCGCTTCAAAGCTTGCCATAAATTCTTGGCGAAAGCTAAAGGCTGACATTGCATTCTTAGCTTCCTCAATCTCTTCTTTATCCATTAAAGGATTATCATAACTTGTGTAGTGCCATGCTTCCCAGTTCTTACTCTCTTCTGAGTTAGAACCAGCAAACTGATACAAGTCATAGAACTGATTACGTCCAAGAGGTGTACCAATAAACAACGCATGTCCTTTGTTGTCTGCCAGTGCTGGGCGTAGTATCTGCTCCCACACTGAAGACTTCATATCTGCGTACTCGTCCATTACCAAGTACTTCAGAGAGACACCTCGCATTGTCTCAGGTCTATCAGCGCCCTTCAATGTAATCTTAGCACCATTGATTAAGGTGAGCTGTAGGTTGTTTATGTGGGCTTTCTGTATAACTTCGTTACCAAGCTCTAGTAACATATCCCACATGATGTCTCTTGCTTGTTGCTGTGTAGGAGCTATGTAGAACACCTGCCCTTTCTTGGAAGATAGACCATTGATGATAAGCTCCCAACCAGCGTACCTAGACTTACCAGTACGACGACCAGCGGCTACTACTTTAAAACGTGCCTCCGACTCCATAACCGTCTGTTGCCACGGAAAGAGACTGACATTTAGATCAGCCAAAAAATACCCCTCAGTATACCCAGATAACAGGTACAGTGTTTCTTGTGTCTACGTGGACGAAGCTCTTAGCTACTCCGATACCTGTGAAGCCTAGTCGTAAAGCCTCTTCTATAATTCTTCTTCGTTGTACACCGCCTGAGACATAAACATCTGCGGCAATACCTTTAGTATGTGTACCGCCACCGTTTGGCTTGTTACATTCATTAGGGTGTGTTGCGTCCCTGTAGCCTGAAGTAATCCTGAAAGGGAACTCACAAGCTGAACGTAATAAATCTACCTTAGCTAAGAAATCCTTATCCATTTCATTCTTACCTGTATGTGTACAATCGAACTCTTCTACTTTAAAGTGTCTCATAAAAGCCTCTTCGATAATTAGTAAGGGGCAGTTGAAGGGATACCCAGCCCTATCACGAACAGCTCAGTTGAAGAGGGGCAACTGAACTGCACAGATACTCTCTATTCTACCTCTTCGTAATCGCCATCGTCTATGTTGTCCTCATCACCGCTTAACACAGTGGTAACACCAGTCATACCTGTAATGTTAATCTGTATAGCACTCTTACCGCCAGAATCTCTAACACCTTTCTCAAATGCGGCTATAGGTAGTATTCTATCTGCAACAATCTTCCAAGCTACTGCCTGATGTTTATGATCATCGTTTAATGCCGCGTCCATTATACTGTCTAACACCTTCCTAGACTTAGGTGACGCTAACATTCTTGTCTTGTACTCGTTAATTACTGCGGCATCCCCTTTAGGTCTACCAACAGCTCCTCTGTTTCCTTTAGATAACGCTTTCTTCTTAGCCTTAGAAGGCGCTCCTGTATTCTTAACAGTCATAACCAATCCTATAAGGGTTAAAGAGACTCTGTAGTCTTCAGCGCTCTGCACTCTAGAGAACTAAAAAGGACTCTAGAGAACTTAAGAGCTATTTAACCTAAGAGGTTATTGATAAGAGATAATAATCATTATACCTATCAGGGATTCTAAGTAACTCTTTACACTAGAGAGCTATTATAGCACGTTTGAACTAAGAAGTCAAGAACTATTTACCTCTAAGGACTAATTAGTTCTGTTAAGCCTAGCTGTCCAGTGCTACATAGTCTCCGTGTCCCTTGTTAAAGGCTCTGAGGCGGATTCTGAGAAGGTTAAATAGCCTCCGCAGTGGCGCTATTTCTCCTTAGTTATCAAAGACCTGCCCTATTCTCTAGTGTACTGTATAACCTGCCTAATCTTCCTTGTAATTAAGGGGGTTTTCTATTCAGCTTCTGCTGTATCTAGGCAGGTACTATACAGCGCGCACACGCACACACGCCCCCCCGCCCCCGTCTCTTTATACGCCAATGGCCGCAATACGCCAGAGGCTAAGCAGTAGGCTACAGAGGCTAAGCAATAGGCTATAGAGGCTAAGCAGTAGGCTACAGAGGCTAAGCAGTAGGCTATAGAGGCTAGGCAGTAGGCTACAGAGGTCTATAGAGGCTAGGCAGGGTGTGGATACTG